AGATTTATCGGTTCAGATGAAGGAATTGATAGAGATAATGAAAAAGTTATGTCAGCAGGGTGGAAACTTAAAGAATATAAGAAGAATCCTGTGGTTATGTTGAATCATCGCCATTCTGAAATGCCAGTTGCTAAGGCAGTCAAGGTTTGGGTGGATACAAAATCTAAGAATAACCCTTTGACTTTTGATATAGAATTTCCCGAACCAGAAGTCTCATCCATTGGCGATACTCTATATAAGTTATATTCAAACGGATATATGAGTGCTACATCAGTAGGATTCAAACCAGATTATGATAAAATAGTATATGGTGACGGAATGAAGACTCCAAGGGCAATATTTAATGGACAAGAGTTGTTAGAGTTGAGTCTTGTATCAATTCCAGCTAATCCGAGAGCTCTTTTATCTCAAAAGGGTATTCAGGATGCAATTGAAGCTAAAGTAATTGATCAACTCGAATTAGATGAGTTATCATTGTTATTTGATACATTATTTGATGAAGAGGAAGAAGATGTTGATAAGGAGGTTGATGAATTAGAAGATGTGATTGATAAATTAGAAAAAGAAATCAAAGAGGATATCTCGGATGATGTGGATGATATAGAACAAACAATAAATGAACCAGTTTATTGCCATGAATGTGGCAAGAATATAAATAAAGATAATCCTGACAGTGATTATCTGACCAAGCTTTTTGATGACTTCTGTAAACCCAAAGAGGTTGATACAGAAGATGAAGATATTAGCTTAACCGATGAACTGTTAAATAAATATTTTCAAAAGGAATAATCATGGATAAACAAGAAGAATTAAAAGGAAAACTCATTGAATTGGGTTTTATGACCAGTGATACGGTCAAAGCAGAAGTGGATGCAGCTAAAGAAGCTGAAACAAAAGCTTTAGAAGAAAATGCTGTATTAAAAGCTAAAGTAGAAGCTCTTGAAAAAGCTCCTGCTAAAATAGTTACACTACCAGTTCCTGGTCGTAAGGAAACTGTAGATTTTATATATAAAGGACGTGATACCCGTAAGATGGGATCTAAATTGTCTATTAAAGACAATGATGTTAAAGAAGAAGTAGCTAAAATGTTTATCGACTTTATTGAACGGACAATTAAAGGCGAAAAAACAGCAATGAATGAAACTACAACTACTCAGGGTGGATATACAGTATTTGATCAGTATGTTTCTAATCTATTGGCGCTTGCTAGACTGCAATCTGTTGCTTTACAAGATGCAGATGTATTCCAAGTAAGTTCAGATAATATTCATTGGCCAGCAGAAGATGCGAAAGTTTCTGGAGCATGGGTTGATGAAGTAGGAGCAATTGGAGCTTCCGATCCTACATTTAGAAACCTGAACTTCGTTCCAAAGAAATATGCTGCATATTCAACAGCGTCTAATGAGCTGTTAGCAGATACAGAGTTTGATATTGTTTCAATGTTGACTTCTCAATATGCAGAAGCTATTGGTCAAGAAATTGATGCTCAAGTCTTTAATGAAGCATCGACAGTATTTACGCCTCTATTGAATGCTGTTGGTATTAATCAAGTGGAAACACTTACCAATACCCTTGCCGGTCTGTCTGACTGGAGAGTAACATCTAATGCTATTGCCCAATTGTCTGGTAATAAATTAGCTGGTGCAAAATGGTATACGCATAGAACTTTCTTCCATTACCTACGAGTAATGAAAGATGAATCAAGTAATGGTTTGTATGATCCGAATACAGGTATGGGTCCACTTGGATCTCTATGGGGTTTCCCTGTAGCACTGCCAGAAGGATTTGCAACCGATTCTACAGCATCGTCTCCAGTAGTTATTCTAGGAAACTTGATGAACTACAAGATTGCTGAAAGAAAAGGCGCAGTTAGTCTTGATGTTGACCCTTATGGTCGTTTCTTGAACGATCAAACAAGGTTCCGTGTAACAGTTAGATATCATGGAATGCCAGCACACGCTAGTGCGTTCTGTCAAATCAACGTGTAAAGTTATATTAAGGGGTGGACTTATTATAGGTTCACCCCTTTATTTATTATGGAAAAAAAATTTATATGTTCTAACGGACACAAAAGCGAGAAAAGAGATAGAAAATGTAAAGTTTGCGGTTGTGAGTTTATTTACAGAAGATCAATAATAAAACCTGCTAGTAAAGTGAGGACCAAATAATGGCAGTAGAAAGCAATGCTCTCTGTTCCTTAGATGAGGTTAAAAACTACATCGGAATGGTAGGGTCAAAACAAGTTGATGATGATTTACTTGAAGATTTGTCAAATAGAGTTACTCAATTATTTACAAACTTTTGTGAAAGGGATACGTTTAAAGTTAAAACATATACCGAGTATTATGACGGTGATGCTTCTAGACACCTCTTTGTTAATAACACACCTCTTATTTCAATTACTTCAATATATGATGATCCCGATTGGGTTTGGGGAAGTGATACATTATTAGTTGCTTCTACTTATAGAATAGTTGATGGTAAATATGTTACATTGAATGGTGAAGCTTTTAGTAGCTATGACCAATCAATTAAAATAGTTTATAGAGCAGGATATGAAACTATACCACTTGATCTTAAACAGGCAGCTATTGAAGAAGTAGTACGTAAATACAAACATAGAAAAGATTTCGATGTTCTTTCAAAAACTCTTGATGATGGGACAGCAGATTATATAGGACCAGAGTTAATGAAGTCAACATTACAGGTATTAAAGTTTTACAGAGTTAATTGGGTGTATTAATGATTAAATTAGACATCAAAACAACTCCTGGAACAGAGGCGTATATGTCAAAGCTTCCAAAGATGGTAAGAGAAGGACTTGTTTCAGGTGTTAAGGATTCAATTAATTTTGGAAAAGATGAAGCTAAAAAATCATTTGGAATGCCAAACAAACCCCACAATAAAACAGGAAAACTGAGTAATTCAATTAAAGCTAGTTTTCTTGCTGGAGTAAATCAAATCAAAGGAAGTTTAAGTTCAAATGAGGTATATGCAAGGATTCAAGAGGAAGGTGGAGTAATCAGAGCCAAAAACGCAAAGTATTTATCATTTCAAATTGGTGGTTCATGGGTTAAGGTTAGTTCTGTTACGATACCTGCCAGACCATATTTGAATCCTGCAATAATGGATAATCTTAAAGCTATAGAAGGAATAATAACTGCTTCTATTTTAAAAGGAGTTAAGTAATGCCATCAAGAAAAACAATTTTAAATACACTACAAGATGATTTGTCAAAGATTAAAACATCTCGAGGGTATTTAACAGACCCAACAGAGATCTTTCAAGGAGTTACTGGGTTTGATAATATTGTTCAAAGACCAACAATAAGTTTTGTAATGCTTGCTGATGAAGTAACCGATGAGTATTATGATGATAATAGATTAAGACAGATGACCATTTATATTTATTGTTATGCAGATGTCGAGCTGAATAATTACAACCCAGTTTATGATCTAGCAGAAGATATAGAAACATTTCTATATTCTACTGACTGGTCATTTACGGATAATACTCTCTTAGGAGATATTATTATTACACCTGGTGGTTCAGACAACATGAGAGCAATGTGTGAAGCAATCATAGTTGTCAAATACTGTCAAGAATTATAAGGAGGCATAATATTATGGCTGGATGCCCAGTAAATTTAGGTAGGAACGCAAGAATAAAATTAGGAACAGTAACAGTAGCACGAATGACATCTATGGATGTAACCATCGAAAATGAAACCATAGATATCACAGCATTTGGAGATGAATGGGCCAAATTCTGTCGTGGTATGCAGAGTTGGACAGCAACCATCGACGGTCATTTAGACCTTAGTGATGTATCTCAAGTATCATTAGTTGATGCTGCAGAAGGTGGAACTCTTGTAGATAATTTAAGATTCTACATTGATTCAACTAATTACTTTGCAAGTGATCTAATCGCTGATAGTGAAGCAGGTCTATACATTGACAGTTACAATTTTACAGCTGATAATAACTCAGTTGTTTCATTTTCAATGAGCGTAACTGGAGTTGGACCAATTGCCCGTTATCCTTAATATTTAAGTTTCAGAAAGGAGCAGTATAATGCCCAAACAAACATTTAACTTCCGAAAAGGGGATGACAGAATAATGTCTCCTCGTCAGTTTTGCACAAAAATAATGGATTGTAACCTATACGATTTCCTTGCGTTTCTAGTTTGGTATTTGAAACGTGATATGACTTGTATTCAATGTATAGAAACAAGAAATATGGGGTCCGGAGCGCCTCCTGATTGTATAACCTGCGGATTACCAACTGCAAGATTGATGAAAAGATATTTCGGAAGAAAGGAGCTATAATGAGAAAATTTACAACAACACAAAAGAAATCTGAATGGTTTAATCCATTTCCGGATGACAAAGAAGTAAAGATTAAAGTTCAACCGTTTTCACTGATTCATTTATCAAAGTTACCGACTGAAAGTACATTTGGTGTTTTGCAGATGCATGATGTTTTCATGGGTTGTGTTTTGGATTGGAAAGGAATTGTAGATGGAAAAGATAATAAAGTTATGCCATGCACAGAAGAAACCAAAGAAACAGTATTTGATCAGGATATTGAATTGGCAAGTTTAGTTGTTGCTCACGTAGTTTCAATAAAGTTGTCGGTTATTACGGAGAAGGAATCAAAAAACTTGTATCCCTTGCAGAATGGGCAGGAGACAAAAGAAGAAGTCTAACCTGTGAGGAATGCCAAATTTCAAGAGAAATGCTGTCTGGTAAACCACCGGATTGCACAACCTGTCCACCAAATGGTTATGTTTTAGCCATTCCTGAGAATTATGAAGTCCTAGAATTAATTACCTATTATCAAACTTCCTTTGTCAATTCAATGATGGGATTTAATGCAAATTCAATCATTCAAATTATGGAATTGGAAGGTGTTCAAGATAAAATTAAAACATTAAGAAAAATAATACTCTATTTAAGCGTTTATTTATCAAAACGTAGCGAGGAACAGGATGGCAAGAAATATTCAACAAGATTACGTGGTAACAGACAAAGCGTCGTCAGTGGTAAGCAGGGCTACTTCAGAAATAAATAAAGATTTAAGATCAACCGAAGCAACTGGAACTAAAACAAGTGGTGGTTTAGCTGCTGGATTTAGTAAAGCTCAGGTTGGAATTGCTGCAGTTGTTGCAGTTGCAACAACATTATACCAAACATTTAAAAAAGTGTCAGACGTTTATGGTGATTTTGAAGCTGAATTAGCCAATGTTTCTACTCTGGTTGATACTAGCGAAGTAGATATGAAAGCTTTGCAGAAACAGATTCTTGCCCTCCCAGTAGCTCTCGGTTCCGCTACTGAATTAACTAAAGGTCTTTACCAAGCTCTATCTGCTGGAGTAGAACCAGGCAAAGCAGTTGCATTTGTTGCTGAATCTGCTAAGGTTGCTAAAGCTGGTCTATCAGACGTATTTACAGCAGTTGATGCTGGCACAACAATAATGAACGCTTATGGTCAAAAAGCTGAGAGTATTGGAAAAATTAATGACCTCATGTTCACAACTGTAAAGTTAGGTAAAACAAATTTTGAAGAATTAGCTAAATCAATTGGTCGTGTTGCAACCTTAGCTGCTCAAGCAGGTGTTTCACAAGAAGCAATGTTTGCTGCAGTTGCTGTTTCAACTAAAGCTGGTATTAAAACTTCTGAAACAATGTCAGCTATGAAGGCAGCATTTTCAAACATAATCAAACCAGCAGGTGGAACTGCAGATCTAATAGATGAGTTGGGTCTTGAATTTAGTGCTGCAGCATTGAAAGGAAAGGGATTGGTTAAATTCCTTGAGGATGTTAAAGTAGCTACTAAGGGTGATTTGGACGTAATGGCAAAATTGTTCGGTAGTATTGAAGGTTTGAATACTATCCTTGCCTTAACAAGTGAAACAGGATCAAAAGAATTTGCAGAAGCAATGAAGGAGATGGATAGTGCTCAAGGAACAGTTGCTGTTGCATTTGAAAAACAAATTGGAACTTATAAAGCATCAATTGAGCAATTAAATTCTGCATTTGAAAAACTTACAATTATAATTGGTGAAAAGATTATACCACCTATTACAAAACTTATATCTAAGTTTGCAGAGTTTATTGGTAATACAGAAAACCTAAAAAATAGTCAATTAATGCCTTATTTTGAATTACTTGTGGTTGCATTTAAGGGCGTTATAGCTGCTTTAAAGTTACTTGAACCAATATGGGAAGCTCAAAAAGTTGTTTTTAAGGTTCTAGTTGTATTGATGAAACCTTTTATTGAGATTCTTAAATTATTCATTTCAGTTTATACTGAACTTTATAATTATGTATCATCAACAGATGCGTTCAAATTTCTTGTCGACTCAATAAAAGCTGCTGGCGAATGGATTGATAAAATGGGTAAGAAAGTTGATGATTTTATAGCTAAAATCAAAAAGTTGGGAACCGAAGCAATTAATTTGTTCAGTGGTGGAGAAAGTTCAGAAGGAATGAAGGTTTTTGCAGAGCAAATTGCAAAACTTCATGGATTTAAAGATCTTAAAAAAGATTTAGAATCAGTTAATAAGAAAACAAAAGAGTTTGTAACCGATCAATTAGTACTTGCTACAATTGTTAGCGGTATGAATGAAGATGTTGTAAAATTAATGAAGGAAATCAACAGACAATATCAAGTTGGTGGAAAATCAAGTGACGAATTAAGAGTCAAACGAGCTAAAGAGCAAGAACTATTAAGTAAAATTTCAACAACAATGAAAGACTTGAATGTTAAATATAGACAATTTGGAAAATTGTCTGCTGGTGCTGGAGGTCAAGTAATAATTGACTTCAAACAATTCTCTGCTGGTTCTGAAGTTGCTGCTGATGCTGAATTAGCTGCTAAAGCATTTGGAACATTGAAAGAACAATTGAATGCTGCGGGCACTGCATTTTCAAGATTGAAAGGAAATGAAGATGAGTTAAAAGGATTCAAGGATAGTATTGAAGGTATTACAGATAGTTTTAAAAAAATAACAGGTAAATTAGAAGTTAGTGAAATAGAAGATGTTGCAAGAATAAAAGGTAAAATTGAAACTCTTAAAATTCTTAAAACTGCATACGAGCAAGTTCAAATGGCTGCTGCTAAAGCTGGTGAATTTGATTTAGCAAAAGACATGGGTAAAGAAGTTAAAGATTTACAAAAAGATTTGGAAGGTCTAGCAAAAGATTTGACAGAAGCATTTGCTGATTTGAAAGAAGAAGTTCCACAAATTACAGTTAAATTCATGGGTGAAGGTTCATCTGTTGCTCCATTGTCTGATAAAATAAATGAACTTGCAGGAGAAATGAATGTGTTCTTTGGTAATATTGAAGAAGGAACACCATCTGTAAAAATACCATTTGAAGATGAAGATGGAAGACCTATTTCAGATGCTCTTAATCTAGTTTCAAGGGGATTCGAAGATATGTTTTGGGGTGCTGTTGAAGGAACAAAGACTTTGAAAGAAAGTTTTGCTTCTATGGCAGTTTCAATTTTGAAAGAATTAGCAATGATCGGTGCTAAAATGGCAATCTTTAAAGCTATTGGTGGTATCGGTGGAATGTTAGGGTTTGGTTCAACTCCTTATATACCAGGATTAGCTGGTGGTGGAACTGCAAAGGGAGGACAACCACATTTAGTTGGTGAGCGTGGACCTGAATTATTTATACCTGGAAGAACAGGAACAGTTGTTC